GTAGCTTCGTAGGCTCCATGACAAATATTATAAGTGTAATTAGTTACTGGTTCTGTATAAGTCCAACCAGGGTTAAGGAAGTTTGCTATATTAAAAGCCAGGCGTTGAGCGGGAGTCCGTGGATCTCCAGGGTAAGATCCAAAAGACTCATCAAACCCCCCAGGAATAGTGTCAGAAGCCAGCAAAGTACCGTAGTACATGTTGGTAATCTTGGGAGTTGCCCCAATGTTAACTAAAGTCTTTGAACCAAAAGCAGGAATACTTGGGACGTCTCCAATAATAGAGAAATTACCAGTTGCCTTAATTTCTGGTATCCCGGAAACAGCACTTGTTGTTTTGGTGATAGACGCAATAGACATCGGCGCGTCAGCCGTTGCTGTCGGAGTGAAATCCAATCCGGCAGGACCAGTAATGAAAACATCCTGTCCAGAAACCGTGGCCGAGTAACCACTACCAGAAGAATTGATAAGCGAAGCCATATGGCTAGCCGCCGAGCCAACGCTACCCATCGTGCTGTTCGTTATGCCGCCACTAAAATCCGTGATGATTGAACCATTCCAAAACGGGTAGACCTTGCCGTCCGCAAACTTGGCAATGACGAAAGGAAAGCCTCCGTACAATGTTGAGAAAACAACCTCTGTCATTGCCGATGCAACCGGGCTTTGGAGACGCTGGTAGGTTACGCCTGCCGGCATGACCGGCGCCACCACAGAACCAAAAACATAAATTGTCGCTTCGGTAGCCTCCATGCCGAACGTGTTGGCCGGCAAAGACGCAAAGGTCGCAAACTTCTTTCGCTTCTCAATCTCGCCACCGCGAGACACATGGGCGTTCTTGAGCGTCTGAAGCGTACCGGACTTTGACGTCAACGGGTGACGTCGAGTATCGAGTCCCGCAGAGAAGTTCTCGACTACGATGTATGCCATAAATTAGACCTGGTCGCTTGGGGTGATCCGTGCGCCCTGGAGGTTCCAACCAGTCATTTGCTGGGATCCTCCCAGAGTAAACACGTCGGTCTTTACGGCCGAACCTTTAAGCTTCTGAAGCAGTTGCTTGGCGATGTCGGCCTTGGCCGATGCGTCGTCTGACTTCGCGCGCGAGAGTAATTCGGCGGCAGCGTGAAGGACGATCAAGTTGTCGTCGAGCAAGGCAACGTCAGAGTCATTGATTAACTGCGGGCATTTGCGGATAGCCTTAAAGCGTACCACGCATTCATTGCTAGAAGGCATCGGCCATACCTCAAACTGGTTGCCCTCGTAGTGACGCCAGTTGGTAGGTGGGTCTTGCTTGTCGCCGTCAGCAGGGTCAGACGAGTTATACTCGTCCGGTCCAATGCCGTAAACAAGCGGACGCCAGGACGAAGAGTAACGGACGTGCGTCGAAGAGATGCGGCCGAAGTCGATGTCGTTGTCGAAGCCGTAGTAACGCTGGCCGTCTAGCAAAGGTTCGTCTCGCTCGATAAAAGCAAACGGCCATTCAAAGCTTTCCCAGAGGTACTGCTGCGTACGGTTGATGGTCTGCTTCAACGCCGGCAGGGAATTGACGCCCATAGCCACGTTGGTGGAAGCGCCAATCTCTGCCCGCAGGGCATCGACCAGCGCAGAAAGCTGGGTGCCGCGAGCCATAGATTATTTCTTTTTGGCGTTAGACTCAACGGCAGCTTCTTCCTCGCCGATTTCAACGAGCGTCTGCGGGAGCTTGTTGCCGACTCCAGGGAACAACTTTTCCACGACAGCGACCGTGTACTCACGGTTGAGGCGATCGCGTTCCTCTTTCTGGTCAACAGCTTCAGAGCGGGTCTTCTTGACGTTAACCACGGCGTCGTGTCCGTGCAGGGACTTGATCACCGGGATTTCGGGGGCGCTGACTTCCTTAACGACGGTGTTCGTAAGGGAGCCGGCGAGTCGTACTTCAATTTGGGCGTATTCCATAGGTTCTATCATCGTGTGCTGTGTGACTGCTGTTGCAAGCAAAAGGGGGTGGCTCCTTTCGGAACCACCCCCTGGGTGATGCTATAAGCTACCGTTTAGGTGACTTGGTAGACGCCGCAACCGTTGAGCTGCTTACCAACAAGGCCGCCGGTCCAGGTCATGGCGCGGTACAGCACGTACTGGTCGTGAGGACGAGCAGGGCTGTGGGTCTTGTTTTCCTCGCCGTCCATGACGTAGAGGTTGATGTTGCTCTCGTCGATGAAGTACGCGCGGTTCGTGTAACCGATTTCGTCCAACGTCGGGTCGTAGATGAACTCGCCAAGGCCCTGCATGGTGATGCCGGCCAGACCGATGTCGGTCATGCCCTTGGAGAAGCCAGTCTGGGTGAACGTACCTTTCGAGGTGATCTCGAGGTCAAGCTTCTCAAGGAAGCCAGAACCACAGAGAACCAAGGAAGGCTTGCCACCGAAACGGGTCAGCTGACGGATTTCCTTGCGGAGAAACTCGCTGATCTTCTGGGAGCCTGCAACGTAAGCAATCGCGCTTGCGCCGACGGCCGAACGGTTACGCCAGAGAGGGTTAGTCGCGCGGTCGATGCCACCCACCGTGCCGGTCGCCGGAGCGTCGGTGATGAGGGACAGGATACCAGGGACTTCCTTCGGGTTGGCAACGCCGTCACGCCAGAACATGGCATTGAACGACTTGGCCCAGCCCTCATTCATGTCCTTGAGCTTTTCGTCCAGGAGGCCGGTCAAGACGGTGACGTCGCGATCGGAGTGCTTGGAGGTAGACTCGCCGGACGTGCTGTCGGTGACGGACAAGCCGTCATGCTTCAACTCGGTGAGGGTGAGGCTGATACCAGCGTGGATTTCCTTCCAGGGGTAGGAAGCGCGCTTGGTGTTAGCCGGGTTGGCGTAGGAGACGGTGTCGTTGTGCGTGAAGCCAGCGATAGCCGTGGTGTAGTCGAAGACGACAGGCACCGTGATGTTGCCCTTGCCGCCAGGGAAAGACTTCTTCTTCTTGGCGAGTGCCTTGAGAAGGGGCTTTTCCTGGATGGCCTGGGCGAGCGCGCCACCCTTGATATTGTAATCAAGAGCAGAGGCCGTGATATTTAGCAGTTCAGCATTAGAGAATGCCATAGTGTTTTATATGTTTTTAGGGGTGTTAGCGGGAGTGCGACATCCCGAGCCGGACCGCTTCGAGAAGCGACTTTGGCACGGGTGCTGCGTTTGCGGACGACGTGGAGCTAGCTACGTGATTAACAGGCCGGCGCTGAGGCGCGAACCGAGAGAGACGTTCCTTGATGATGGAGTTGGCGCGCTCGACGAGCGCTAGAGCCTCCTCCGGGGTCGACGGCTTCTCGGACGCAAGCAACAGTTTTGCCTGATCAGTTACTAGCTCCTTTTTGGCGGACCAATCGGGATCCTTGACCTTCATCTGCTGTTCCCAGTTAACCACCGCATCGTAAATGCCTTTACTGGCCTGTTCGGCCTGTTGTTGCACTTCATGTTGCCGGCGCTGCTCGTGCAAGTTCTTTTCGGCCTTTAGGACCGCAAGCTCCTTTGCAGTGTCTTTGTCGACGAACCCGTCACGAAGCTTTTCTTGGATGTCTTCGGGAAGGGACTCGCCGACGTAGACGTCAAGCTTTGCCTTGTATTCGCTGATCCTCTTGTGGGCTTCCGCAGGGTTGGTCTTCATCAGGGCCATAATCTGGAACCCCTCTGTGACCTCACCCGTTGAAAGACCATTCGACGACATGTAGTCAGTAATCTTCCGGTATTCACCGGCATCCGATCGGTATGCATCCCGTTCGGAGACTACTTCCTTCCAGCGTGGGTGGTTATGAAACGGCAGCTTCTGGTCTGCTTCAGAGCCAGCCTTGTCCTTCGCAGGGTCGTCCAGACCTAGCGCAGGGGACTTGGCATCATCAGCAGATGCTCCGTTGGTGTCCACGGTGGACGAACCCGCGTCAGCCGACCGCTTCACTGCGCTCTTTACAGCGTCTAGCAGGGAGGTCGGCTTCTTGTTAGCGTCCTGGTCGCCCGCCCCCGACGAAGTGGGCGTGCTATTTTGTTTAGCGTCGGCCGCAGCCGTTTCCGGCGCGGAAATATTTTCGACAGGCGTGGTGGCCTGGGTTTCGATAGTGGCCGCTTCGGGTGCGTCCTGGTTGTCGGTTTGATCCATTGAGAGTTATACTACAGTAGTTATTTTTAAAATCAACTGTTTGGCATCGTTATGCCTTGGCTGCGGATTTGCGACGCAGTCATCATGGCCGCGCCGTCGGCGCCGGGTGCCCCCGGAGCAGGGCCTACGTTGTTGCTGCCGGCTGCTCCTTGGGATGCCGGGTCCGTCGACGGGTCTCCGGTCGGCAACTGCTTCTGAGAGTTCTGGGCTACGATAGAAGGCAAAGCCGCGCGGATCGCGTCGGTGATGTCCAGGCCGTCGTCCAATCGGTCGATGGCCTGCTTGGCAAGCCACTCAGGGTTCATGCCAGGGATCTGCAATAAGGTGGGTGCAAGACGCTCAAAGTTCTGGATGCGGAGCTCCTTGTTTGGCCGTCCGTTGGAGCCGGCTTCGACCTCAAGCATGAGCTCCTGGGCGATCTCATTCGACGTAAGCTGAGGCCATACGGCACCAGGTCCGGCAATCTTCATGATGGTCTCCTGGTCCATCTGTTCCATCAGAACCTGGCCGGTAGAACGCGCAACCTC